TTTTGTGACTCCTTGATTAATTGTTTAATAAAATCTTTAACTGCCATTATTTATCTCCTCAAAAAAAAGATTCCAAACTACCGACATTCTCATTTTTCCATCCAATCGCATTCAAGATATTCTTAACTGGTTGAAGAAACGATTTATCAAATTGCGTATCATAATCTATATATTTTTCTAAATTAAATTCGGTTGGCAATACAGATGAAATAGCAATAACATTTTCACCAATCTTATTAGGTTCTTTCAGATAGGCAAATTTAATCTTATCCCCATCCCGAATTAATTCATATTTATTTGTGAGATTTTGTTCTCTTAAGAAATGATTATAGAGAAGAACACCTCTTACATGAATTGGTGTTGCTTTAATATAAATGTCTTTTGAAGATTTATACTTATCTAGACCACGAACTGATCTTGGAAATGCTATATTAGCAAAACTTAATTTCTTAAATTTACTACGATAATCATCAAGGGCAACTTGAACAGTTTTTTCATCCGTATTAATAATAGTTTCTATTAATGAATGAAGATTCTCACGACACCATTCAGGTGTAGAACTTCTAACACTTTCAATACCCATTATTTTTAATTTGGGTTCTTTATATGCTACACCTTCGTTATTATATACATTAAGTATATATCTTTTTTTAGCAGTCCAAATACCTTTGTCTGCTATTACCTCACGCTCCATGAACATTTTCTGTTCATAGCCATTTACATATGTATGAAGATTTTTATAACTCGTGTCAATATATGATTCAATTTTATCTTTACAGATCGTATCCAAGAAGGATACGATTTTTGTAGTATCACTTCCCTCTGGTAACACATTATTAACCAATTTATCAAACGTGACATAAATGCTGTCCGTATCGATTGCAACGACATAATCTGCGCCTTCTGTTGAGAGTAATGTATTTATATATTTATTTATACTCTTCTCAATCCATCTTATAGATAACTGACCTGATGTTGTAATAGCCTCCGCTTGTTCTGGTGAATAATAAAGAAAATATTGATTAGCCAATGCACCATAGGCACTATTTAATAAAATCTTTTTTGACATTTGAATATTATTATACTTCGCTATATCATTAATCACTTCTTGTGATTTATTTCCACTTTCTTTTTTTTGTTGTTCTTCCAACATTTTCTTTTTAAAAACAACTCTATCATTATACATCTTACTCATTAACTTAGGAAGAAACCCTTGAACGTTAGTTCTAAAATGTTCCCCGTTAGGTGTAAGTGTCATATCTTTCTGTTTAAGATAATCAGTATCAAGCTCTTGGCCAACTAACTTATCAACATTAACGTCTGCCTTAGGATAATCTTTAATAATTGTTTCTGGACTAATATTATATTGCTGTATCAAATGAGGATATAGACTAGCCAAGTCAAAACTAACTACCCATTTATGTAGACCTATATGTGGATCTTTAACATAACCTCCCTCAATTTGTCTACTTGAACTTTGTTCTTTCTTGGCTGGTGTAGCTATTTTTTGATCTTTAAGAAATCGATAGATAATAGCTTCCCAAGTCCTTACTGGTGAAAATACATCTTCAAAATTAATACCAGAATCATATGCCATCGTAATTATCAAATCTAGCAATTTCATCTTATCATCAAGCTTCTTTACAATCTCAACATCCCTTATATTATAACTAATAAACTTCTGATAATCAGTTTTATATAGTTCATAACCCGGTATTTCATCCTGATCTTTCCTTAATCCTAATTCAACCTTACCAATATAATCCAACTTATATGATTCTCTAACTTTATAAGTATATTTTTTATATAGGTCAAGATAATCAAGAACCGAAACACCAGTAATCAAATAGGTTTGGTTTTCTTTACCAGCAATTTTTATATTCTTCTCGTATATATTCTTTATTGGTGATAAAGCTTTTGCTTCTAATCCATATTTATTCAACCGATTTATTATATAAGGAATATCAAAAAACTTACAATTCCAACCTGTAATAATATCTGGAATATTATCCTGCCACCAGCTAATGAATAACTCTAACATTGCCTGTTCATTATCACTTTGAAAATAATGAATAACTTTATCTGGCTGGTCAGGAGTATATTCTCCTGTCCCAAAAGCCACATACTTATCTTCAATATTATCATAACAAGTAATGGATGTTATAGCAGAATTAGCCATACGGATATCGGGGAATCCATTTTCAATGGATGTTTCAATATCAATATTAGTTATTTTAATTTTCGTTGAGTCGTACTGAACATCAGGATATGTTTCCGTTATATATTGAGAAACATAATTGCGATTGCCAAAGATAGAATAATTAACCGTGCCCTCATACGTTTCAAGAAATTCTCTACAGTCTTTCATTGAATCAAAAGTATGAGAGCCAAGAGGCTCATTATCTAAACTTCTGTAATTGGATTTATCTTCCGGAGCTGGAAGATATAAGGTTGGTTTAAAATGTGTATAACCAGAATACCTTTCACCTTTATTATCTATCTCACGACGATAGATACGATTACCTATTTTAGTCACATATGTATAAAATTTCATTATATAATTATACCAAAAAAGAATCAAAAAAACAAGGAAGATTTAGGGTACTACAATACCGCTCCCAAAGGCCTTATTATATTCATTTGCAATATGTTTACTTGGATCAGCTATTACTAGTATTTGATCTTCTTTCAATTGATACTCTTTATTTTCTGCATATGGCATCCATGGATTAAAACCAATACGTTTCTCATCTAATGGAATCATTACTACAGGGTTTTTAATAATATGCTTACTGTCATCGTATTCACCTATTAATTCTTCACCATTTGTTAATTTTACAATTTTTACATTCACTGGACCGGGCTCCTTTAAGTCAACATTGTTATAAATATAATCTCCTGCGATATTGCCAGCCGCACCTATTGCAAATGTTTCGAAACCAGTACAACTGCTTACAAACATAAAACTTAATACAATTACTATTTTACTTAAAAATATCTTTCGGAATTTCCGTTGTTCTTTCATCTGTCCCTTGTGTAGTTGTTTTCATACCTACATTACCTATGCTATACTTTGCCTGTAAGTCCCATTCAGATTTTTCTCCAAATGGCAGGATTTTCATCTGTCTAATCGAAACAGTTGGTTGTGCTTTATCGGGATGTAAAATTTCAACTAAGTCCCATTCATGCAAAAGATTCACAACTGTATTTCTTCGTTCAATATCATTCTCAGAAAGATTAGTTGGCTTACCATCAAGCGCAAATAATTCTTTAAAATGAACTATGTAATATTTACCTTGTTTGTGAAGAATGTGGCAAGATTGGTATAACTTTTTTTCTCTGCGAGATGCTATTCCAATTCGTGTGAGCGTTTCTTTAACTTTGAGGAAATCATCATCTTCTTTCAACCTCACCTCAATCATATCTTCAATAGACCATTCTATATTGTCTGTTGTCATCGTCCCATTCCTTTCAATTCAAAAAATGCTTAATTTATAAAACCATTATATATATTTATAATATTAGGACAGACCACCCTTATTGAGCTTATTCTTGATATATTCTATATCACCTTCAGTAAGAACCGATAAAGCAGTACTTGCCTTAGAATTACTATATTTAAAAAATTCCTTTACTAATGCTAAATTTTCCAGTTTCTTTCCCTTCGCCCAAAACTTTCTTGGTCTTTTCTTTTTGGGTATAATATTATAAAGAAAGTCATAATGTATTTTATTAGCAATATCAGGAAATCTATTTACTTCATTAATTATATAAATTAAATCCGATTGATAAGATAGGGAACGATTAATAAGAAATTTTTTATAATCTTTCCTATCCTTAATCTCTGAATCATAACTTTCCTTTGTCATCAAATCATTCGCATATTCAAATGGATTCATTATTCTTCCTCATCAGGTGGTGGATAATCTAATCTAAACTGACCTTTATGTGTCACTAAAGATTTATCATATGGATTCCATGCTGCATTACTTAACCTATCAAGTGGATTTACTTTCTTTTTTTTCATTCTTCTTAAACCATCCGGATGTGGATGTAAACCTGTAGGATCAGGAAACTCCTGCATCGGATCTCTATTTTTAAAATCTTCCATTTCTTGTCTCATATCATCAATCAACCTTTTTCTTTCATTTTCTAGATAATGTCTTTCCTGATCACTCATACTTTGACGGAACCGATTAATCCTCTGTTCTCTCTCTTTAACCTCATCATCAGAAAGTTGTGCTCTTTTCTTTTCTCGAATTTTCATAATATCATCTTTTTTTCCATCCTCCAAACTATCCCACTGTCTCATTAGAACACGATTTAAATTATCAAAAATCATATTATATAATTGTTCATCTTCTAATGAAGCCGCAAGTGCTAATACCAAAGAAAAGGTTTTATTTAAATCTTCAATATCTCCAAGATAACCACCTTCATTATTCGCCATTTCTCTACTAATAATTTCAACAGAACCATCAGTATGAACAATTAGTGCTGAATCATCAGGATCTAATTTTATATGAAGATAACCATCCTTATCAATATCTGGATTTTCATCTTTTTTCTTTTCGCCAGCCATTTGGTCCTCCTTATTTACTTACACTTAATATTTATAAGGTTAAACCGTCGCAATACATAACCATATAAGGGTAGAAACAATATAATCCCTATCACTATTTTATAAATAACCAATGATGTGGCCATTTCTACCCAATGTGTTGCCATATAAACATCCTCTGAACCCTTAAAAGCAATAATAAAGAATGTATATGTATCGATAACATTAGCTATTACTGTCGAAAGCATTGGTGCAATCCACCAAGCATTATAGTGTTCTCTTATCTTTTGAAAAATATGTACGTCTATTAATGTCCCTATCCCATAAGCACAGGCACTTGCTAATCCAATTATAAGGGCAAAGTCAAGACCTTTACCTTCTAAATTAACCACCAAAATAGAAACAAGAACCGCTATTGGAAATGCTCTATATATTGTTTTTGCTGCTATATCCTTACCTAATGCCCTCACCGTTAAATCAGTAATAACCACTATAAACGGATAAGTAAATGCAGCCCATGTTAATTTTATTCCAAACACATCTACTGGAATATGGACTAATGCATTTGATAATGCAATAATAACAATATGTGCTAATGATAATTTATATATCATTAAGTTATAATTAGAAAATTTATATGCCATAATAAGGATTATTCACAGTTAAAAATTTCCTTTCTTCACTTAATTGCCTATATTTAATATCAAAAAAATACATAGTATTAGCTTCAGTGGACTTCGCACCTTTAAATTTAGTCGAAGAAATATTAAAATCATCGTCAATAAACATTGGACTTATTTCATTGCGGAATAGCATTAATTCAGGACCCCGCATCCATAGACAAGAAAAACTTCCATCTATAGATTCTAAAGGATCATGGAATTTATCTAAACTATATAACATTAACTTAGTATCCCATGTTTCATCGGTTTTATGCAATTCTTTTAATCTCTTAACCGTCGGTGCCTTAATTATACCATTATGCCATAATAAATTATTATTCCATTCAGCTGGATGAATATTATTATTCCATTTCTTAGTAGTCGGTGCTTGCTGATGTGCAACCATATATCCTGATGGCAATTCATGTTCATTAAAATTTAATGAACCAAGAGCTTTATGTTGAAATTTGATGGCATAAGTCTCGGGACAAAATACATATAATGAATGTGAATGTTCACCGCGATATCTATTAAGATCCGCTAATTCTATTAACTTGTTTTTATCAAAAGAACCAATTATAGAACACATTATACATTACTCCAGTCAAATGCCATTTGGCGCCATGGAATCTCTACCTGATAATCAATCGGATCTACAAGATTCAATTTCATAAAAGCGTTAATCCTCTCTGAGCATGATGGACACTTACCACAACTTTTCCCATCTTTAGGATTATAACATGTTAAGCTATGTTTAAGCAAGGAAATAGCATCCATTCCCTCACATATTTTTAACTCATCAATCTTTGAAAGTTGTAAGAATGGTGCATGTATATCCAAACAATGTGTTCTATTTTGTTTAGCAACAGCATTCAATGAATCAACAAATGCACCAGTTGTATCCCAATAACCATATTCATCATGTACTTGTAAACCGGTAAATACATCATTTGAATCTATAGTTTCCGCATATGACATAGCTAAGGTTAACAAAATCATATTACGAAAAGGAACATATGTAACTGGTTGTGGATCTCCTAATACATCTTTGATGGTGGGCATTTCAACATCTGTACCCGCAATGTTAGCACACATTGGTTTGGCTATTTCGCCTAATACAGATAAATCAAATGTTTTATGTTCTGCGGTTTTAATTTCTTTACATAATGCCTTTGCTCTATCTACCTCTACGACTTGCTTTTGATTATAATCAAAAGATATAGGATAAACATTTTCAGCACCATAATATTTTACCAACAGAATGGTCATAATTGAAGAATCCATTCCACCAGATAAAATCGAAACAACTTTATCCGCCTCTGGTAATTTAATTACTCTATTGTCTAAAAATTTAATACTATCATGTGTAAATTCGACCATCACTTTTCTCCATTATATAGGTAATACTGCAATTGTATTTTTTTCTACATCCTCCAATGTTTTACATCTTATAATAGGGTTTGAAGGCATAACATTTTTAAACCCCTTAAACCATCTTACGAAATCTTCTTTTGTTTTAACATTAATTAAATCATTCATTGCTGGTATACCAGAATCAAATTTTCCTTCCCTCATATCCTGTCGTACTTCTACTAATTCTTTACCAAAACGAAAACATGATTCAAATGCCTTTAACCATCTATGGTATAAATTAGTAGTAACTTGTCTTTTACATGATAAATTATATCGTTCAGAAGTATAAACATCCTTCAGAGCTACAATCTCATAAAATTCTTCAAAATCCATATTATAATATTGTTTCAAAATATGACCATACTTCTTATATAAAAATTTATTACCCAGCAGAATATCCCATTGAACGGTATTA